TTGACCTCAGCGCCCGCCTTCTCGGCGAAGCCCTTCACCTCGTCGAGGATGCGGGACATCTCGCCCTGGATCTGGGCGACGCCGGGGTCGTTGCCGCCGCCTGCATTCTTGCGGCCGTACTCGCGGTGACCCGCCGGCAGGCGGGGGTTGTGCATGTTCATGGGGTGAGTCCTCAGAACGTGGGAAGGGTGAAGCCGGACAGGACGGCGCTAAGCGCCTTCGTGGCTTCGGGTTCGTTCGCCGGATCGCCCGCGGACTCACTCCGGAGCAGATGCGCAAGGCCGCGATTGGCGATCACGGCGGCCTTGCTCTTCGAGAAGCCTGCCTCGCGCAGGAACCGCTCGAACTCGTTCAGCGACGGCAGTTCGCCGTGCGCAATCTTGGATTTGACGGCGTCGATCCGCGCCTCGTCGTTGGCGGGGAACGTGACGAGGCTGATCTCGACCAGATCCACCCGCTTGAGGGTGCGAATGCCGGTCTTTTCGTCGAATGACGACTCGCGGACGTAGTACCCAATGGAGAGGCCCGACACGGCGCCGGCCTTCATCAGGGCATAGCTCTCGGAGGCCTGTCGGACGGCGTCTTTCAGCAACGCGCCCTCGACATACAGCCCGGTCTCATCCTCCTTGAGGGAGGTGTAGATGCCGATGGGCTGGTCGCTGCGGTGCTGCCACAGCACAGGCACCGGTCGACCTTTGCCCGCGATCTCGACGAGGCTTTCGGTGAAGGCGCCGGGAGCGACGATCTCGCCGTAGCTGTCGATCGCGCCGAAGACCGAGCCGTAGCCCGAGAACGAGCCATCGTCGTTCACGGCCTTCACGTCGAGACCGAAGTCGCGGATCTTGAGCGAGGCCTTCTTCTGCTCCAGGCGCGCGGCCGGACCGTGAGTGCGCATGGTCAGTGCTCCAATGTTGCGCCGGAAGGGATGAGGCGGGCGGCGGCGCGCTCTGCGGCGAGTGCCGCCAGCGCATCGTCGAGTTGCTTCTCGGCCGCCGTCGGCTGGACAGTGCCCAGCTTCTCGATCGGCAGCATCGCACCCTGCATGAAGAGCTGATCGTCGCCCGGCAGCGGCGGCTTGTTCTCGCGGGCGCGAATCTCGTTGGGGGTGCTGAGGGCGTTTGTGACCTCGGCGCGGTAGAGCTCGGCGCGGCCCTTGCTGTCGGCTCGCATCAGCCCTTCGACGTTGAACTCGGCGAAGAAGCGCCGCTGCTCGACCGGCGTCAGGCACTTCGTCCAGATCGCCTGCTCGGCCGCCTTCAGGTGCGAACGCAGCGTGTAGGTCAGGAACCACAGGTTCATCTGCTCAAGGCCGGTGCCCCAGGCTGTGGCCTTATCCATGTGCCCGATCATGACGGGCAGCACCCCGAACCAGCGGCATACGACCTCGACGTTGAAGCCACGCGTCTCAAGCAGCTGCGCATCCTCAGGCGGCAGCGACAGGCTTTTGAAGTCCCACCCACCTTCGAGCAGCGGCACCTTGCCGGTGTTGCGCGCGCCCTCGAACTTCTCGACGTAGCTCCGGGCATCCTTGCGCTGTTCGGGCGTCAGGTAGGCCGGCGCGGTTAGCACCCCGGAAGGACGCATCCCGTTCTTGAAGATGCTGCCGGCCGCGCGCTCGGCGCCCATCGCCGTGCCGAGGCTGTGCCGCCCGGCGGCGATTGCCGACATCCCCACCTGCCCATCGAGCGAGAAGCCCTTCAGGTGCAGCACCTGGTCCTCGGCGAGGACCTGCGTCAGACCCTGATAGGTATGCCGGTAGGTGAGTGTGCCATCGACCTCACGCTTGATCTGGACCCGATCGGGCCGCATCGGGATCAGGGCCACAACCCGGTCGTTGGCGCCCCGCACGATCTCGGCGAAGCCGTTCCCCCAGAGCAGCTTGCAGGCAAACAGCGCCTGCCAGAACTCTACCGCCGTCATCTCAGCGTTCGGCCGGTCGTGGAGCACTCGGTAGAGCGGGTGCTCGGGTGCAACCCGGCTACGCCCCTGCCCATCGCGCTCATAGAGCGGCAGCGGCAGCGTCGCGATCGTCTGCGACACGAGACGAGCGCATGCCCAGACCGCGTCGAGCGTCAGCGCCGTCTCCACCGTGACGGTTTCGCCGGCATGGCTCGACTCGCCGGCTAGCCATGAAACGAGCGCCCGATCGGTCAGACCCAAGCCGCGGGCGACCGTCAGCGCCGCCTTGCGGAAAAGGCCCATGCGCAGTCCTGTGGTTCGGTCAGCCGAAGAGGGGTCAGCCAGGAAGCCGGCGAGGTTTGCGTTGGTCGGCGGCTCATGGTTCGCCGTCATCAGCGCCGCGGCGTTGAACAGGCTCATCGCCACGTCGATCTTGGCGTCGCCTGCGTTCTGCTTCGTCGCCCGGATCGCGGTCGCAGTGGGTTCGATCTTCAGGTTCGAGACGCACCAAGCGGCGAGACCGTAGCCCGAGTGCCGCAGCGTGGCGGAGGCCAGCTTCCGCTCCGCCGTTTTGATCGCGTTCATCAGGCCGAAGCCCTGGGAGACACCGATCAGGAGCTTGGCCTCCTGCGTCACCTCGATCTCGGCGAAGGCCTCAATGAGCTCGCCCAGGCCTGCCGGGTCGACGCCGACACGGGCGAGCAGGCCTGCGTCCTTCACGCGCTCGACGATGTCGACGATAGCCTCGATGTCCTTCAATTGGTCGTCAACGATCGTCAGCTCGCCTGCGGTCTCGAACTCGCGCAGCTTGACCGCGATGCTTTTGCGCCGCGTCAGCACGCCGTCGTGACACCAAGCATGAGACCACGCGAGCCAGTCCCGGCTCACCCTGTCCCGGCCGAGCACGCACAGCCCGAACAGGTCGTCGAGACCTCCGCCGTCGATGCCGATGCAGACGACCTCCGAACGCTCCAGCAGAGCGTCGAGGGTCAGCGTCGTATCGACCCCGCGGCCCCAGAACTCGGCGCCCGGCCAGTTGCCGCCCAGCCCCATGCCGATCTGCACGTTGAAGTGCTGAGACGCCAGCAGGGCCAGAGCGTCGCCGCCCTCCTGCTCGGCCTTCAGAAGCTGGTTGGCGAGGAAGGTCTCATCGACCGACCGGCCCATGTTCGGGTTGACCAGCGGCCAGAGCTTCCGGTCTTTCCACCCGCCGTCGGCCACTAGGCGCGCCGGCAGCTCGTAGAGGACCGGCAGCAACGGAAGCTGCATCTCGCCGTCGCGCACCTTCCGAGCGGTCTCAAGCTCCTGCTTGAACACCCCGGAGGGCGTATCCTTCGACTGCGTGGTGACCTGAATCAGGAAACCATCGGGCCGGGCCGCCAGGGCGCCCCGCACCTCGACGAAGACGTCGGCTGCCCGCGGCTTCTTCGCGAACACATGCGTCTCGTCGATCAGCGTGTAGGTTGCCTTCGACCCGGTGATGACGTCGGTGTCGGCCGCCTTGATCTGAAGCGAGGCGCCACTGTTTCGGTGCGTGATCGTCCGGACGTGGTGCTGACCGTGGAAGAGCTTCGCCAACTCGGCGTCGGCCTGGATGATGCCCCAGGCCTGCTTGTAGGCGATGTTGGCGATCTCCTTGGTCGGCGCGACGAGCAGCGCCTCAGCCAGGGGTCTGCGGTTCACGATCAGCACCGCGACCATGATGGCTGCGGCGCCCGACGACTTCGAGTTCTTCTTCGGTACGAGCCAGAAGAACTCCTGGATCATCCTCCGATTGGTCTCCGGGTCGTATGAGCCGAAGATGGCCCGTACGATCGGGAGAAGCCACTCGGTGCCACTTTCGGCCATCGTCGGCTTGCCGATCACGTCCGGGATGCGCAGCCGGTTGAATATCCGCTCGGCCCGCGCGGCCTCCGCCTCGAACAGCGGCAGATCCGGCACCAACGTCTGGCCCGCCAGGATGCGGGCCTCCCAATCTGGGCAGGCGGTGCTCCAATCCGCCATCAGTTCGGACGCGCCGCCGGCCCGGCGAGATCATCGCCCCAATCCGAGCCGAGCCCCGCCGATCTCGCATCCTCTGCAGCGGCGGCTTTCTTGCCGGCTGGCGCGTGCGCCTCGGCCAGCGTCTTGGTCGCCAGCGCGAGGTTCTTCAGCACCATGGCCCGATCACTGAGGCTCAGCGCCTTCTGCAGGCTGGCGCGCTGTTTTGCGTTGCTCTCTCCGGTGAGCGCCTGATCAATCAGGGCATCCAGATCGCCGCGGCGGGACGTAATGGTCTCAAGCTCGTCGACCATGCGCATGGCCACGCGGCGCGCTCGCTCAACGATGTCCGGTGTCTGCGCCGGCTCGTCAGGAGCCATCTCGCGCAGGCGCTCGACGATCGGCGCCACTAGGACATCCAAGGGCTGCGGAGCCTGCGGAGGGGCTGCGGAGGTTTCCTGCCCCGGTCGAAGCCAGCCGCCAGCCTTCGCGCGCAGCCTGATTGCCTTCTCGTCGCAGTTGTACCAGCGAGCCAACTCTCTGACGGGCAACGAGGTTTTCTTGTAATCCCGCTCGATCGCAGTCCAGTCGATCGGCTTTTTGGTCTTGCCCATCGTCACGCTGTCCGCAGCACTCCGCGGCCCTCGAATTCACCCACCGGGAAAAAATCTGCGAATGGGACCCTGTGCGATGCCGGCCCCCTAGCCTCGTAGAGTTTCGAGGCCCCCCTACTTCGATGGTCGGTTCCGGATTCGTTGTTCGCAACAATTGAACGTCACTGAATCGGGAGTGGCTTCGTGGCAGGGATGCGCGCGGTTCGATTGATCCGTCGTCGCTAATCCGGCGAACGCCGTCTGAGTGGGCGCACGCTTATGATCTGGGCGACAAGGCTGATCGATCGGGGCGATGTCCCGTCCGTCGTGTTCCTTCTCGGCGAACAGATCGCCTCGTTCGATCCAGGCCGGCAGATGATGCTTATCGGCGTCGATGAGGAATGGCCGATGATCCGCCTATGGGTCGCAGTTCCTGATCCGGATCTGCTGGCGCCCTACTACGGCTTCGTGTCCTGCCCTCGTCGCGACCTGCCAGCAGCACCAGTTCTGCTGGCCGGGGATCCCGTTCGCTTCGAGCGGATGTTCCACGGCGGTTAGCTGCATACTGATCCGAGCGACAAAGGCAGACCTCACCGAAGTCCAAGTCGCCGCGCTCTGGCATCCGCCGTCTTCCGGGTGTGGCACGACCCACAGCGCAGGCGGATGTTGGTCTCGTCCAGCCCTGCGCCGCCGTCCTGTAGCTCCACGATGTGATCGCAGTAGATGCGAGTGCCGGTCCTGCCGCAGTCCTCGCACCGCTTGCCCCGCTGCTTCGTCACCCGGTCCCGCAGCGCTCGCCACTCGGGCGACTGGTAGAAGCCCTGCCGGGGCTCGCTGGCCTTGCGATCTTCCCAGGTGCGGGCCGGCGGCCGCGCTGTCCGCGTGTCCAGTGTGCCGAGGCGCGGTGAGAGGGTTGCGAGGCGGGCCATATCCTACCCTTGCCTGTCGAGGTGCCCCGCGATCCGCTTGCCCGGCACCGCGCCCTGCAAGGAGATCCCCCTCCGAGCCTGTCCGGTCGCCAATGATAGGTCGGGCCCCAGTGCATCGAAATGTGCGGAGCGCCGCAACGCTGCCACGTTTTCTTAAGATCGCCTTAGATCAATTGCGCCCGATTCGAGGGCGCGCAACCGAAGGTGGGGCGTCGGTGTATCAGGTTGTCGGCTTCTTAGCTGTGGGCGCTGCCGGAGCAGCAGTTCTGTACAGCTGGGATCTCCCGAGGTTCGTTAGCTTGGGCTTCGTGCTGCTGACCCTCATCGGCGCGGCCGTGGTTGGCGCCTCGCAGGCGAGACATGTGAAGGCACCGAGCCAACCGGTCACCTACACCATGGCAGACGAGATGGCGCCGACCGAGGGCTTCGTTGCCCCGCAGCGCCGACAGAAGCCGAAGGCTGAGAGTTCGATCTGGTAGCGCCCGCCCGCTGCGCTGCGATGGAAGGCGCCTCAAGCGAGGCCGTCGGAACAGCGAGATTTCGCTCCAGTTGCCTGGAAATGCGGCCGGAGGAGCCGCGGCAGATGGAGCAACACATGACGAAGATCATCACGGCGGCGCTGGCGCTCGCCCTCATAACCGGCTCTGCAATGGCTCAACAGAACGGTGGAAACGCCGGCAACCCCAGCAACGCTGGCGGCGGCAACACGAGTTCAGCAGGCGGCGGCGGATCGGGTCGATAAGCGGTCAGGCCAAGAAGCCCCGTAGCGGGCTATCCGCTCGGGGCAGGCAACGTCGATGAGATGTCATCGGAATTGTTGGCTATTTCATCGTGCTTGTGTCATAGCGGGACATGTCGAAGCCGCCGGATCAGTATTGTGAAGTCATGGTCGGTGATCAGTGGCTGGCCATGTCGCTTTCCGAAGCGCACTTGGCGTATAGAGACAGCGTCAAGAGATGCCCCCACTGCCATGGCGCGGTGATTACATTGGGAGCATACACAAACAATCCCGAGGCAAGCATAAGTTTACAGCACCGCAGGACGCACGATGGCTGTCCGGCTATTTGGCGTCGGTACAGCGGTACGCCGGCCAAGCATCCGAATCCCCTATCTTAGACTCGAGCGTTACGATCGACGGCCTGGCGCGCTCAATGCAGGGCACGTCGCACCGATCTGCTCAGATCGCATGCCGCAGGCAGATGATGATTCGCGGCGCCCCGACCACCCGTATAGGTTTGGGGGTGCCAGGGTCCCTGACGTTTGCACTGGGCAGCTTCCGTACTCTGCTCCCGGAACGCTTACGCGACTGAAACTTTGATGTCGGCCGTGCGGTCTTCGCGCGGGACGGAGAATTGAAGACGATGCGCTTTGCCCTGACCCTCGCAGCCGGCGTGCTGCTCACCAGCCTTGGAATGGGCGCGGCATCAGCTGCTCCCGCAATGCCCGCGTCGGGCATGATCGCCGGTGACACGGTGGAGACCGTGGGTAGCCACTACCATCGCCATCACCGCAGTGTTCTTGGCCACCGCCACTCGACCAAGATCCAGCGCCGGGCTCGCCGCATGAACACCTACCGCCACGGCAATCCGAACGCCCGCAACCCGGAGAGATCCGGCTACAAGCAGCAGCTTGGCAATACTACCGGTGGCCCCCGCTACTGATACGAACGATAGGTCGATCTGTTCGAAAGCCCCGTCCGGCATGATGCCGAGCGGGGCTCCTCCATTTGAGCGTTTAGCGCCACTGCATTTTGCGCCTAGTCGGCGACCAGTCCTCGCTGCGATCGATAGCCATACCCTGCAGCGGGCATCAAAAAAGCCCCGCAGCGGGCTATCCGCTCGGGACACAAGCCGCCATTTGCGCCCCTCTGCATGTTGCGAGGGGCTGGGCCACCAACTCATCCTTCGACCCGTCGCCGGGGAGCAGGAAGCCTACCCTAGAACCAGGGCCTTGCAACGGCGACTCTAGTGGCTGAACGACCCGCATGGCATACGGCAGCCATGACCAACTAAGTGCCGCATCCCTATTCCATCACGGTCGAGCCGCTGAAGAAGCCCGAGGGCCATTTCGGATGGGCGCTCAGGAAGCACGGTAAGCTGACCGAGAGGTCTGACCGGACCTTCCCCAGCGAGGCCAAGGCGTTCGAGAGCGCCTTGAAGGCCATTGAGCGAGAGCAAACCGGCTTCGGGAGCCGATAGGCTTTTGAGGGCTGTGTACCAGGACAGACTACCAGCCCACAGCCGGCCTCACCTCTGCGGTCCAACTGCATCAGTCGCGGGCGGTATGTTGTTCCTCACGAGGTACTTCACACCGCGATTGAACGAGGTGTCGTTGTTGCCGCGGATGTCGACACTGTAAGCCTGCTCGGGCGCGTCGGCCTTCAGATCTTTCACGTAGACATTGATATTGAGGATCAGGTTGGAGACCTTCTGGATCTCGCCAGTGATCGCGACGTCCGCTTTGAGTTTTCGAGCGTAATCTTCGGCGCATCCACCACATTTGCGCAGGTCAGAACCTTTCTCAACCTCAGCCTTCACGGCATCGATCGAGACAATCTGATAGCGTCCGCTCTCCTGCAGTTGTTGGCGCAACAGATCGGTGAGGGGGCCGAGGCGTGCCCGATCGGCGTCGGTTGGACTCTGGGCACCGAGGTTTGCAAGCTGAAAGTCGAAAACGGCAGCTTTGAGTGGCTCGGCGTGTGCTGCCGTGTTCACGAAAAGTACTGCCGAGACTGCCGATAGCAAGTGATTTGACTTCATGCGTATTCCTCCTGAGATTTCTTGTCTCAGGAAGGAACGCGCGAGCAGGAGATAGGTCGCATCCAGAGTGCCGAGATGCAGGCTGAGAGTGTTGAGGCAGCCAAGCTCTACGAACCCTTGCCTATGTCCGCTGCGATCCGCTTGCCCGGCACCGGACCCTGCAGGGAGATCACCCCGCCGAGCCTGACCCGTCCGAGCGAGAGCGAAGCTGACTTCGATGAAGCGCCAAAGCGTATCCCGAAGGCTCATGCCGAAAAGAAGTAGGGCGCGCCACCATATTGGTGAACGCGCCCCAAGGTGGTTCCCGGTCTCGGGGAAGGAACTGCGTTCCGTATACGATATGCGGCGCTGTGTATCTGTCACTGCCATGCAACACACCAAGACTGCATAGCAGAAACACAGCGATATATTCAGCAAAAATCGGAAATCTTACTTTGCCGGCGCTCTAACGATCTCAGAACGAGGCGCCCGAACGGCGTTTTGCTTCTCCTGCTATCACGGCAGACCTCTTGAAGGACCGCTTCTAGAGCAACGATGCGCTCACTCGGCTTGCGGTAGGCGCTCTCTAGTTCGGTGAGCGCGCTATCGAGCCGGGCCGCGACAGAACTGTCGGGGACCGCAGAGAGATGATCGACCTTGTGGAGGCAGCGGCTCACGGGCGTCATAGGATGCGGTTTTAGAGAAGGCTCCTCGACTGTCGAGCATCGTTAGCCGGCTGCAATCACAAGGCCACATGCATAAGCCGCTTAGCTCGACGGACCATGATAGAGCGCTAGCGTATGTGCGAACGATACAATCGGCTCAGAGAAAGCCCCGCAGCGCACCATCCGCTGTAGTCGCATCTTTCCAATAGCGACACGCGGTCCTGCCCGATCGACCTCTGCGACATTTCCTCGGGCTTGGCTGACTTCTGACTGCTGTGCCATTCTGGGGCATGTCTCGCCCCCGCGCCGCGAATTGTGAGGTCAAAGTCGATGATAAGTGGCAGACCATGCCCGCTGATGAAGCCCACCGCACCTATAGGGACCACATCAAAAGATGCCTTGCTTGCCGGGGGGCAGTGATTACCCAGGGTGTCTACACGTCAAGCGTAAGTGTCAGCTTGCAGCATCGCAAAGTTCACGAGGGATGCCCTCTCGTACCCCGCCGATTCAGCGGTACGGCATCTGAGCACCCTGAGCCGCTTCTGTAAGCTCTGACCGCTTAGCTGTGCCGTCGATCTGAATGAGCCCGCGGTCTACCGTCCGCTCGGGGCGCATCTTTCCAATCGTGAGAAGCGGCAGGGCCTATGGCGGCCTCACATCCGTTCTCGCATCACAACCGAGCTATTCCGCTTCGTTCGATGTAATGTCGAAGCCATCATAGGCGGTGTCCATCAACCGTCAAGCGGTTCGTTGGTCTAGCCTATCGGTTTCACAGTTATCTAAATTGGAGGGCCGCCACATTGGCGGCCCCTCTTCATCAATGGGCGACTTGCGTTAAGCGGCACGCACAGTTGCGAGGAAGCGCTTCACCTCCGCGCTGAGATGCTCCGACTGGCGCGACAGCTCGGAGGCCGAAGCCAGAACCTGACTGGCCGCAGCCCCGGTCTCCTCGGCCGCACCCGCGACACCTGCGATGTTGCTCGTCACTTCGCCCGTGCCCATCGCAGCCTGAGCCACGTTCCGCACGATCTCCTGAGTCGCGGCGCCCTGCTGCTCCACCGCGGCGGCGATGCTGGCAGCGACGCTGTTGATTTCACGGATGCGCCCCGTGATGCCGCCGATGGCGGAGACCGCCTGGTCAGTTACGCCTTGAATCTCACCGATTTGGGCGGCGATTTCCTCGGTCGCCTTCGCCGTTTGGCTGGCGAGTTCCTTGACCTCCGAAGCGACAACCGCGAAGCCGCGTCCTGCCTCGCCGGCGCGGGCCGCCTCGATCGTGGCATTGAGAGCCAGCAGGTTGGTCTGGCTCGCGATGTTGGAAATCAGGCCCACCATATCGCCAATCTTGGTTGAAGTCTGACGAAGAGCTTGAACAAGGGCAGCAGTCTTGTCCGCCTCGCCGACGGCGACCTGAGCCAATCCGGTAGAGCCCTGCACCTGCCGGCCGATCTCCTGAACAGATGCCCCCAGTTCCTCGGCCGCGGCGGCAACCGTTCCAACATTCGAAGCAGCCTCCTCTGCGGCGGCGGCAACCGTCGTCGACTGGGTGGCCGTCTCAGTAGCGGTGGAGGTCATCTGCGAGGCGGTGGCCTGCAGCTCGGTGGCCGAGGATGAGACCATGCCGACAATACCGCCGACCGCCTGCTCAAAGCTGTCAGCCATCTCGCGCATCGCCGCCTTGCGCTGCTCTTCGGCAGAGGCACGGGCCAGGGCAGTCTCCGCCTCAAGAGCCTTCATACGAATGAGAGCATCCTTGAACACCTGCACGGCGTCCGCGATCGTGCCGATCTCAGTCTGCGCTCCTCTGTGAGGGATGCTTACGGATAGATCCCCCGTGGCTAGCGCCTGCATAGGCTGCACCACAGACGCGATGCCGCGGCTGATGCCACGCACGATGAGGAATGCGAGCAGCATCGCGAGCACGGTGGCCGCTGCACCGGCGCCGATCAGGACCGTGCGCGTCTGAGCATAGCTGGCTTGGCCATCGACCTCTGCCCGTGCCGCGCCCTCCTCATTGAGCTTGATCATCTTGTCGAGAGCAACAGAAGCGTTCCGACGCGGGGCGACGGCCGTGCTTTCGTAGAGCGCTAACGCTCTCGCTTTCTCACCTGTCCGGGATGCTACTAAGATTGGCTCTGCCGCTGTCGTGAACGTCTGCCACTCTCGGCGGAACGTCTCGTAGAGCGCACGCTCCTCGGGGGAGCTGATCAGTGTTCGATAGGCCTTGCTCACCTGCTCAACTTTTCGAGCACGGTCAACCAAGTCTTTGTCGACGCCGGCGAGCATTTGAGGCTCGTCAGTCAGGATGTGCCGCAGCAGACTTGTCGTGTATCGCCCAGTCAGCGCGTCGACCTGCCCTGCAGTGCGCACGCTCGGTAGCCAGTTCGTTTGCACATCGACAAGCAAGTCGTTCATCTTCGCAGAGCCGTACACTCCACTGGCGGCCAGAGCGCTCAGGAACAACAACAAAATGGCGAATGAGCCCGTGAGCTTTGTACGGATGGAGAGATTGTAGGCCGACACGTTGATCTCCGCGCCAGCCATGTAGAGAGATCGTATCTGACTGGTAACCTAGAGAATTGAGACGAATAGGTTAATGGATTCGTACATTTCGATCAAAAAGCCGTGACGAGGCGTCAAGCGCCCTTCGCCTGCGAAATAGTTCGAATGACTTTGCTGGTCCGCACTATATGCCATCCCAGCGCGAGATGATGATCTGTCATATTCCTAGGAATCTCCCAATTAACCTTTTGTTAAGATCCTCCAGGGCCATGGACGTGGAGCGGTTCGGTGTCAGAGTGGATCTGACAGTGCTTTGATCAAGCTGCCCTATGCACATCCTCGATCGGCAGCCGATAATCGAACGGTGCGCCCATAATCTCCAGTGAGATGACGCCAACGGCGCCGCCCTCGGCTGTGCCGACGAAATTGCCAACGAAGCCGCTGAACAGTCCCGAGCCAACCCGCACCTCTTCGCCTGGCTGCATGCCTGCGAGCGGCGTCAGGTTCGTGCGGCCTGCCAACTCGTCCTCTCCCCACTCCCGTAGCCAGCGCAGGCCGGTCGGGTTCATGGCGAGAGGGCCGCGGTTGGCCGATCCGAGGATGCCGGTCAGTCCATGCATATTCCGGCCGTCGATGTCCCGCTCCCTTAGCGCCGCCAGCGTCTGGTCGCAGAGGCCGCCCAGCACGCCCAGGAACAGGTAGGAGCGCATAGCCGGCCGCTGCTGCTCTCGCCGCGGCACGCGCAAGTTCGAGCGCACCGAACGCCGCCACAGGTACTCGCAGGGCACGTAGGGGATGAACGGGGTCTCGTCCGCTCTGGCTCCGCGAAGCATGGTGCGTCGGATGCTGGCCGCAGCCGACAGCTCCCGGCTCGGCGCCGTCGTGCAGATGTACCAGCGTAAGGCCGCGGCATAGAGGTTCGGGGTCTTGTTCCGGCGCTCGGCCGGAATCGGCTCGTCCTTCGCAATGAGGGAGTTGTGCTGCGGGGTGACGCGGGCTTGGAAGCGCTGCCCGTGCAGTTTGGCGCCCATGGCGGCTGCTCCTCGGTACGCTACGAGAGGAATTTGAATACGGCCGGCATCCGTCCAAACAGGACTAAGGTGCCGACCGGGGAGACATCATGGGGGAAAGGGCGGCCATCACTCCGCGACCTCCCGCGCCCCCTATTGGTCACTGAAGCCGCGTCCGAGCCTAAGCGACTTGGCAAGAGCCGAACGGCGCTCAGAATAGCTCGGCGCCGTCATCGGGTAGTCACGCGGTAGGCCATAGCGCTCTCGATACGAAAAGGGGTCGAGTCCGTGGGTACCGAGATGACGCTTCAGGGTTTTGTACGGCCTGCCGTCGATGAAGGAGGTCAGAGCATCGGGTGTGATCGACTTGCGGATCTGTGCCGGTGATGGCTTTTCGACCTCAATCTCGCTTTTGGCCGAGGTAGCCGCCGCGTTGCCAAGCCCTGCGAGCGTGGCATGCACACTCATGAGCAAGCCGGGAAGATCTCTTGAAGGAAGAATGTTTTTTGCAACGTAAGCCGAAACAATTGCTGCGGACAACCCGATGATATCGCTACCCGTAGGCCCGTCTAATTCAGCACTATCGTCGGTCATGATGTTTCATGATTGACTGTTTGAAGGACTAGCTGCTGATCGATTTTTCGCGTAACCGGCTGTTCATCCTTCGAGTTCGCTTGTTGGTTCCAGCGAATTTTTGTATGAGGCGCGGATCTCAAGTTGAACTAGTCAAATCGCCCCATCCAGACGACTGGCAGCCTGCTGGTAGAGGCCTGCATGCGTCACATTCGGGTCATTCGCCTGTCTCTGCTCGCACAGCGAACGCGGTCCTCGCCGGCAATCCCACGCGCTGACGCTCCCATGCGTCGCGCTGCTCAACGAAATCGTTGGCTCGTCGCATTTCTTGCCGCTCGCGATCGATCTCTTCGGCTGTCCGCTCGGCGATGACGTTGGACAAGCCGAGTTCGCTCTTCAGCTGGTTCCAGTGCGCTACCGCGGCCTTGCGCTCGTCCTCGGTGGTCTCGCTGTCGACGATCTCGGCGTTGAGCACCTGCCCCAGGCGGTGCAGTTCGACCTCTACGTCGAGCATGACGAGCTTTGCCTCAGCGCGGATCTGCGGCGCGGTCGGGGCCCGCTCTGGGTTCCATCGCGTCTTCTGCATGTTCTTGAGGAACAGCCCTGCGGCCCGCTGCACGGTCCACACCGGGACGTCATCGAGGGCGCGGACGATGAGACCGACGGTGATTCTGGCGTCCTCGCGATCGGCCCCGTAGGTCGGAAATGCGCCCAGAAGCGAAGCGATGATTTTGGCCATCTTCGCGCGCGCTTCGTCCGAGGCAGGCGGGCCGAGACTGCCGAGAAGATGCTGCCTGCGCTCCTCTAAAGCCGCCCGCTCATGCTCCAGCGGCGCCAGCCCGGCGCTGATGAGCTTGTGGCCGGGCCGGTCGCCGTCCTCCAAGCGGTTCTGGAACCGGCTGACGAGGTCGAGGAGCAGCCTGCTAACGGGCTCCGGAGGCGAGACGGAGGTGCTGGCGGTGCGTGTCTGAACGCTGGTCATCGGGGCTCGCAGGTTCGTCGCGGAGGATGTCGAAGTAGCCGTTGGAGGAGCGGGGACGGCCGGGGCTGGCACGGGCCGCTGGGCGGCGCCGGCCGATCTCCCGAAGCCGGTTGCGCAGGGTGCGGGTCCAATCGAGCTTCCGAGCCCGCTGGCCGCCCTCGGCCATCCAGAAATCGCAGAACTCGGCCAGCGCCTCGGTCGCCTCGGTGCCGGTCAGCCCCATCTCGGCGCAGACGGCGAGGGCTTCCGGGCTCACAGCGAAATCGACGGGGATCCGGCGCGCCCTGGCGGCCTTCGAGCCCTTGCCGCCGCCCTCGTCGGCTTCCCGTTCGCCAGCCTCCCCCTTCGACCCGTCGACCGCCTCGGCGGCAACGTCATCGGCCCCCTCGGGGGCTGGCAGCCCGTCAGGGCTGACAGGGGGGATGGTGTTTGGGGTGGGGGTTATAGGGGGGGTCTGGGGGGCAAGGGGGAGGGGCCGTTAGGAGCCGCCGTGACGTCACGTGTTGTCACGTGCTGTAACGTGACGTCACGTGACATAACGTGACTGCGACGACGGGCCTGACGCTCCCGGTCAGCCTGCCGACGCTTCTCGATCGCCTCGCGCTCGGCTGACGCCCGCCCAAGCTCCAGAGCGACGCGCTGCACGAGGTCGGCATCGACACCGGCACGGATCAGGTCAGCGATGAGGCTGGGGTCAGACACCGGCGCCCTCCTGCTGACGCGCGGCGTGGCGCTCGTCCTGAAGGCGAGCGAGGATGCGGCAGACGTCCGGCTCGTTGAGCGCGATGGACCTGGCGATCCGCAGGGTGTCGTGACCCTTGGCCCAGCGCTCAGCGATTGCGGCGCGGTTGCGGGGCGTGTTGGGCCAAGTGTCAGTGGCGGCGCGGGCCTTCATGGCCGGATCTCCGCGAGCACGGTGCGGACGTGGCCCTCGTCGAGACCGAGCGAGACGGCGATGTGCGCGGCGCTCTGGCCTTCGCGGGTCCGCACCTCGATCTCGGCGCGGTCCTGCTCTTCGACGGAGGGCATGGTGAGGACCATGCGGACTTCTGTGGCGGAGCGGTCGACCTCGACGGTCTTGCGTCGCACGTAGCGCTGGCCGTCGTCGGCCAGCACGCCCGCCTCGACCGCCGCGTCCAGGCACGGCTTCACCCGGTTGTCGATGTCGCCCGAGAAGGGCGGCAGGTAGATCGTGACATCGCAGGGTCCGGCCATCCGGCCGGGGCGCTGCACGTCGATCAGGAGCGCGGCCTGCTGGCGCCACGCCCGGTACTTCGTCGTCTTCACGCGACCGCGGCCGACGACGTTGGCGAACAGGCTGTTCGTGCTCGGCGGCAGGGGGAAGCGGATCTCGACCGAGGGCACGATCCGGCGGTGCGCGTAGACCGGCCGGTCCTCGGGCTTGAGGCGCGCGCCCAGCTTTGCAGATGAGAGAGAGGGCGCGCGCATGTCGGCTACGCCATGCCGAGCGCTTCGAGGTAGAGGGTCAGCATCGCCTCTTCCTCGGTCCGCTCGTCGTGGTCCTTCCGGCGCAGGGCGATGATCTTGCGCAGGGTCTTCACGTCGAAGCCGTTCGCGCCGGCTTCGGCGTAGACGTCCTTGATGTCGCCCTTCAGCCCGTCGACCTCTTCAAGCAGGCGCTCTAGCCGCTCGACGATGCTTTTCAGTTGATCAGCGGCGACAGATGATGGGTCACCTTGCCCGACAGCAGCGGGTGTGCTCATATTTAGTCCTCTCCAGAAAGAGACGGCAGCCGCTCGGGGCCTGCCCTGATCGACAATCAGCAGATCCGAGCGGCTCGCCTTTGTGCTCAGCGCACCTCGTTGAGCGCCTCAGTCACTGCGCGCCCTGATCCACCAGCGGAGCCACCACGGCAGTGGCTTTCCCGCCTCGCGCAGCGTCCGCGCCTTTCGCCAGAACCACGCCCGTATCGGTGCCCTGATCCATTGCATCGTCTGCCCCTCCGAGCGCGAAGAACGCGGCCCGATCTTCGTCCGCCTGGGCGTCCCAGCGGTCACAGTTGGCTTGGTAGGTCGCGCGGATGCGTAGGAAGGTGTCCGCGTCGAGCCGCACTGGCTGGTTGCCGACGAACTTGCGCACCCATGACGCGGTGGTGCCGATCGTCCGTCCGACGGCCTCGTAAGCCAGCATCCGCGAGCCCGTGCGGCGCTCGGCGTGACGCACCAGGGCATCGACCAGCGGATTGGCGAGGTTAGCGGCGGTCTGCATTGTCCGTTTCCGGGCAAAAATTGTCCGCATCTGAGCACTCCGACATGCTGAATTGCATCTCGGAGGCGCGAGGCGCTGGACGAAGACTTGAGGCGGAGGACGCAACACTAAGGACGACAGCGCGACCGCAAACAGCTTGGCGGCGGGAGCGAGCGCGCGACGACGAAAAGATGGCCCGAGAAAGGGCCGCCCCGGCGGGAACCGGAGCGGCCAAGTCGAGGGAGGAAACGCCCACGAGAGGGCGGCCAGGGGCGCAGGGGGCGCCACGGGCAACGGACGCGCCGGAGCGCGAAACGGAGAGCCAGATGAACGAGCACACACCGGAGACCGACGGCGCCGCGACCGTCCTGGCGATGCACGCCATGGTGACGTGGCTGGTGCGGCGCGAGGTCGAACGGGGCGACGGGGCCGGCGACGAACTCACCCGGCACATGGTCGAGGCGATGCTCGGCGTGGTGCAGGTGGACCCGGCGCTCGCCGAGGCAGCGCACGAGGCGCGCGACGTCGTCGCCCGTGTCATCGACACCCGGCCAATGCTGGCGGTGCTGAACTGAGGTGCGCCCGATCCCGACGCGAGAACGGAGACAAGGATCGGGCGCGATCCGGCAGCCAAGGGGCCGTTTGGCTGACGGAAGGGGGAGCGAAGCGCGGCGCTCATGGCGTCGGGCTCCACGAATGGGTGATGAGACCGCCGCGGGCAGCATCCCAGACCGAGGCGCCGGCGATCGCCAGCGCATAGGCTGTCCCGGCGAGGCCGATCGAGCCGAGAATGGCGCAGAAGCGAAGGGAGCGGTGGGTCATGCCGCTGCCCCGCTGAGCGCCGTCGCGACGTTGCCACTTCCAATCGGAGGATAGAGGTCCGGCCGCAGCTCGTGCCGGGGGACGCCGGAGGCGGCCTCAACAGCCAGGACCCGCCGCGGCGGACACTCGGTCCACTGGCTGATCGCTTGCGAGGAGATGCCGATCGCGTCGCCGAGCGCCTTCGGGCCTCCGGCTTCTTTGATCGCGCGAGAGAGTGCCACGTCGCTCATAGGCAGCAAGGTAAGTGATGCTTACCTGATAGGCAAGCGGAATGTCAGAAAAACTTACCTAGCGGGTCGCAAGCTTTGCTTACATCATTGATCCCGATGGCTAATCCTCTCGGCCCCGTGATCAAAGAGGCCCGCAAGGCGCGCGGCTTGACGCAAGGTGATGTAGCCTCTGCGCTCAAGATATCGCGCCCGGCGGTCGGCCAGTGGGAGAGCGGCGACACCGGCCCTGACCGAGACCGCCTGCCCGCGCTCGCCAAGCTCCTCAAGATCGATCTCGGCGCATTGACCAACGGTGAGTTGGTCATGCTCGACCAGGATGCGGCTGAGGACGGATCCGAGACTGCATCGTCAGCGGCGCCTGCTCCCAACATCCGGCAATCGGAGGATCAAGCAAACGTTGATGTCTCGGTCTTCAAGGGTCCGCGCAATGTCCCAGTCTACGGCACCGGTTCGGGTGGCGACGGGGGCGATTTCAGCTTCAACGGGCAGCTCATCGACCACGCCCCACGCCCGCCCGGCATCGCGAACCGCAAGGACGTCTATGTCGTCTACCTCGTCGGCGACAGCATCTCGCCAGCGTATGAGGATGGCACGCCGATCTACGTCGACCCGCACCGCAGGCCGCAGCCGCGCGATTACGTCGTGGTCGAGCTTCGTGGTGAGCGCGAGGGCGAGCCGGGTCCGGCCTTCGTCAAGCGCCTAGTCGCCCGCGGCGCCGGCAAGCTGAAGCTCGAACAGCACAATCCGTCAGGGCCCCTTGACCCGATCGACGAGAGCGAGGTCGTGCGGGTGCACCGGGTGATCCCGTGGCTTGAGCTGATCGGGATATGACAGAAGGTTCTTCACCCGGCTCTGCCAATCGGTCTCGTTCGCCTTCATAATCGAGTCAACGCCCCCGACGACGAGTTCTTGCGCGCCGCTGCTTGAGCCTCAGAACGGCATCTGATCCCGCACTCCTGTCGGCACGTCACCAAACGAAGTGAGGGTGATCGTCTCACCCTCATCGAACTCGCCACCGCCACGCTGGAGGAAGGCGGCGGCGCCCGGCGCCCAGCCCATGTTCACCCGATCCTCCGCGACCTTCTTGGCGACCTCTGCGTCGCTGCACGGGTAGACCCGCCCTTCGCGCAGCTGCCCGAACCGATCGCGCACGAAGGTCAGCGCGCCGTACCGCTCACTTCCCGACATGATCCGACTCCTCTCGAAGAGCTGCGCGGAGGCCCAGGTTTTGCCCACTGCCGCCGCGTTCCGTGCAGTATGTGCACCGTATCTTGCGCCCTAAGGCGCCGAGTGACTGACAGCCGTCCCGCTCAGCTTCATCCAGTTGCGTCCGCGTCCACCAGTTTTGGCGGCCGCAGTCCTCACAGGTGACGGAGATGTGGTCGAGATTTGAGAGGTCAGTGCTGGCCGTCCCGTACTTTGACCCCACCCCGAAGCCCCACTCTATGTTCACCTTTCGTTCTATGGTGGGGCGGTACTGGCGGGCTGTCGAGAACGTAGAGCGAGAAAATTGATGCCCTGTGGATAGCGGGGGCAGTTTGAAAATGAAAGTTTGACTTACCTAGACACTTGCCCGTCGAGGAAAGTTGTGCTTACCTAGCTCTATCGCCACACCGCGATGGAGCCGCCGATGTCCAACAAGCCACCCTTAAACTGGGGCCGTGAGAAAGACCGGATGCGCGGCCATCGCGAGGCGCCGCCGGAGGTCCGCGAGGAGCGTCTGCGCACCATGGCGGGCCTGCGCGGCACGGCAGCGATTGCCCTGTCTGCTTGGCGAGGCCGTTCGGCCCAGCGCTACGTCGTCGGCATCCACGATCTCGGTTCGACTGACGCTCTTGAGGCTGCCCCCGCCGTCGTGATCGCGGTGCGCCGCGACGAGGCCGGCCTCGCTTCTCCCCTCAACGTCGCCAGCATCGAGACTGCCGCGGACGCAGTGGCTTGGGTCCGGCTGGCGCAGGAAGCGGGGGCCTCCGAGCTTCACATTCATCGTCTCGCCGATGCTGCTGCCGCGCGCGCCGCCGTGGCCGCCGATCTCATGCCGGTCTCGTCTCCGGGCGACTGCGCCGCCTGAGCCTGCCGCGCTTCGGCGCTCTCCCCTTCGCCTTCCCTGCAGCACCAGCCCGACGAGGCCCGCCTATGTGCGCACCGTTCAGCCAGGCCGACGAGCCTGCCCCGCCCGTGTCGTCGCTCGACCTTCAGGAAGCCGCGGAAGCCGCCTGCAAGGCAATCATGCAGATGGCGAAGCTGGCTGACGACGTCGGCATCCGCGGCGTCAGCAGCGAGGCCTTCGGCGATCGCCGGGTGCATGCGGCCGAGGCCATGCGCATCCGTCACGAGGAAGATGCTGATCGAGTTTCGTGCCGCGTGCGTCGGTGCGCTCAAGGGCACTCAGGCGCCGCGCTTCGCCAGCGAGGCCGATCTCGCAGAGGCGCTGCCGGCCCGGCTGAGCCGCAACCGTGCAGCCGCAGCGGCACGCGCCGCCCACGAAGCCAGCTTCCACTCTCCCGCCGCTGCCTGACCCACCATGATCGCCCTGGCCCAGGATCTCCTCGCGGCCGGATTGCACTGGCCGCCTACGTTGCCGGTGTTCGCATCTTCCTCGGCCGCTGCAGGCGCCTCGTGCCGCCGCCGGCCCTGACCTTCTCCCGACCCTCCAACGACAATGGGGAGCGCCATGTCCGCGCCGCGCCCGGCCGCTGAGCCGACCGATCTCAACCCTGTCTCGATCGCGGCCGGTATGGGCTCGATCGCCGTCCTCTGCATGCTGGCGGTTGTCGCCTGCGCCCGCGCTCACGGGGTGCTGTGATGGGCACGCAGCAGACTCGCAGCGGGTCCACGTCGATCGACGAACAGGTTCGCGCCATCCTCGCCCAGGTCTTCGGCGTCGACCACGACCGCGTCAGCGATGATGCATATCTCGGCGTCGATCTCGGTGCCGACGTGCTGGATCAGGTCGAGATCGAGTGCGAGCTGGAGGACGCGTTCAGCGTCTTCTTCGACGAGGGCGAGTTCGAGATCGGGCGCCAAACACGCGTTCGCGATGTCGTGGCCCAGCTCCGCGTCAAGCTAGATGCGAAGGCCGCCAAACGCGCGGTCGTCGCCGAGGCCGAGGACCGGTCATGAGCGCACCCCTCAAGCACCTCCCGCTTCCTGCCGCCTTCGGCCAGCGCTCCGACGGCACGACGTGGCTCAGCTTTGGCGACCCCGCCAAGGGCCAGCACATGCAGTTCGACGGTCCGCTGTGCGTGGAGGCCGCCGCCGACCTCGTGCGGGCGCTCAACGCCTTCCCGGCCATGGGCAAGGCCCTGCTCGCCGTCCGCGACGCCTGCCGCGATCCCGACACCGACACGGCCATGCCGAGCGCCGTTGGCGAACTCGTTGTGGCTGCCCTTGCTGCGATGGGGGAGCGGTCGTGAGCGCCGACAGCGTCACCTGCCCCCACTGCCAGCACGAGATCCGGATGACGGATGGCGAGCGCCTGCAGGGCCACGTCTCCTACTGGGGTCAGGGCAAGATAATGAGCCTCGACTGCCCGCGGTGCGAGCGTGAGGTCATCCTGCAGGAATACGTGAAGCGCTGGTGGACCGCCGGCCGCACTCCGCAAGAGGCGTGCGAGCTATGATCCGCTGCGAGACCGTCGCCTTTGAGGACGTTGGCACCACCCCGCGCAAGCCCCTCACGGCGAAGCAGAAGCTGGCGCTGCACGAGAAGCAGGGCGGCATCTGCCCGCTCTGCACCAAGCCGATGCTGCCGGGCGACAAGCTCACGGACGAGCACCTGCGGGCGCTCGGCCTAGGCGGCTCGAACGCCTTCGACAACAGGGCGATGGTCCACACGCCGTGCGCCTTGGCGAAGACGCACGGGCCCGACGGCGATCTCGCCACGATCGCCAAAGCCAAGGCGCAGAAGCGCGCCTCGCTCGGCTTCAAGACGCAGAAGAGTCGGCCGCTTCAGGGCGCGCCGTTCCCGAAGGCCGAGCCGCAGTGCCGGGCTTCCAAGCCACTCGACAAGCCCCGCCTTCCTCCCCGCCAACTCTACGTGGAGCGCTGACCCGTGCCCGTCTCCTGTCCCGAAACACCGACCCACGCGGGCGCCATGATCCGCCACCATCGTAGGCGCCGAGGCATCACCCTCGTTGAGGTGGCCCAGGTGATGGCCGTCTCCGCCGCGACGGTCTCACGGTGGGAGCGTGGCCGGGAAACGATCCCGTTCCCGCGGCGCGAGGCGCTGGCCGAGATGCTCGGCATCGATCCGACGCGCCTGCTCGAGCCGGGCCCCGTCGAACTGCCCGCCGAGGATCGCCGCTGGCTGGAATGCATCCACAGCCTGCCTGCCAGCGAACAGGCCGCGCTGCGCGAACTCGTCGGCATGCGCTCGTTCAACGGGGAGCGCGCGTCATGCTGAACCCCTCCGATCTCGCTTCCACCGATTGGGACGGTCTGTCTGCCGGGCTGCTGGCCCTGGCCGACCGCCGCGCCATCGCCAGCCACCAGGGCCGGCGGATGCTCGAGCAGAAGGTCGTCACGCCGAGCGCGGACGAGCACCGGATCGGCGAGCACGACTTCCCCGCGGTCGAGGCCGAGCTTCAGGAGATCGACCGGGAGTCGGCCCTGCTCGCCCAGACCGCCCGCGCCTTCGCGCAGATCGGCCGCTTCATTGCCGACGAGCAGAGCGGCCGGCCGGCCGACGCCGATGCGCTCAACCCCTCGGGCCGAAACCTCCTCGCCCGAGCCCTCACCGCCCTCACGGGTGCCTCGCGCCGAAATGGAGGGGCAGCCTGATGCGCCCGCTGATTATCGATTCCTTCGCCGGCGGCGGAGCCTTCGTTCCCATACGAGAGCCGAAAGGCAAATCTCACAAAAATTCTGGACGCGTGAGTTGTACGCCCAGCTCTTGTGCATCTTTCCAGACGATGAAAGCCCAATATTTTTCATCGCTGGACGAAACCTCAAGTAGGAAGCACTCAGGTATTCCAAAGACGCTATCCACCCGCAGTCTGGCGCCTGTCTCTGATCGGTCAACTATCCGGCATGAAAGCGGTTTTCCCAACCGAGGGACGATTCTTGCGGGCCTACCGTCGCTGTATCGGATCGCCCGCCGCTGCTCGACCATGCTGCCGCTATCAGTTCTGAGGTTGCGGCACGGACGTAGCGGTGAAGTTGTTTGTGCGGAGTTAATGCTCGCAGCGGCTTACAATTGTAAGTCGAGTGCGTTTCGCGCCTCCATCGAGCTTAAAAAAGGGGGAGGCGAGCCGACTAGCGGAGATCTCCGCTTCTACTGCGGCCCCCATCGGCCCAGCGACTCCGGCACGGCCGAGCGCGCATTCATCTACATCAACCGCCTGCGTGGGCACCGGAAGCCGGTCGAGTGCGCCGATGTGATGATCGACTGCAGTGCCTTAGGGGAACTGGAGAAGTGGGGCCGCTACCGAACAATTTCCTCATCAGCCAGCCACAGTTCTAATGGTGGCGAAGCTCCTTCAAGGTCCACAACAACTTGCCGGAAATCCGCCTCCTCCATGGCCCCGGGCTTTGGCATAGACGTGACATCGCCAACTGCGCGGACGGTCCCTCGTAGCTTTACGGTGCCTACGGTGATCGTCACGGGAGCGCCCTCATGCACGGGGCTCGTGTCATCACTTAGGTCGGCCACTGGAAGCCTTTCCTATCGATCAGGGAATGGTGCGGTAGAGCACAGTTCCCTGATCGCGGCCACCTTCGTCGGAGCGGTGATCGACACGCTGTTCGCCACGCCGACCGCTGCCTGTCTCGCTGATGGCGGCGGGCGATGAGCGTGCTCGTTTCCGTGCCGAGGGTAGGAGCCTTAGCGCTTCTTCAGGGCTTCGACCTGGGCCGCAAGGCGCGCCTTCTTGAAACGGGACGCCTCTGCATCGGCGTGGTCCCGCCCTGTCTTCATCCCGAGTATTTCCCGGAAATCCAAGTCTGCCGCGCTGTAGGAGCGCGCGCCCTTCGACCGAAGGGCGGAGTTCGTCGGCGACGCCATGCTGTTCTCCCGATGGCCCGCCGCAC